AACGTTCCGTCTGTGTTTCTGACCGCCCGAATGTCTTTGAGTGCGGCTTCGACCTGCGAAAGTTCCTGTAAGGCTTCTAAGCGTGTCATAGTGTTTATGTTGTTTGTTTATCAGTAGATCACACAGAAAATTTCGTCTTCCGTGTATGTTTTAATTCCCGTTTCTTTTGGCTGTTCTTCGCTTCTGTTCTCGCCGCTATTCAGCGCCTTTACAGCGTCCGCATGGCCGTCAATCAAAGCGACAAGCGTAGATTTTGCCGCTTCGCACTGTGTTATAAGCTGGTTGAAAATAGACGCCTCAGCGGGCATGTTTTCGGCGAACATCTTATAGTTTCCTATGTAGTTGTTGAGCGAATAAATCATGTCGTTTGAGCGGTAAAGCGCCCATGCGGCAGCATCTACCATGTACGATAGCTGGTATGATTCGGCTGGCGTGTTGCCCGTCGGGTCATCCATTAGCGGCCCGCCTCCTTCGCTGTCATCGCGCAAAACCTTCTCAAGCTGCTGCATAGACCTTGCAGCGATAGTAGTGTCTGGGTAGGCGGGTTCGGATACTGGCCCCATCTCATAAACACCATTAAAAGAGATTACCTCCCGGAATGCTTTGCCGCTTCTAACAGACCATTTCTCCCCATCGGCTTTGATGTCGAACTGAAAAGATGATCCTGGCGTGTCGCCACGGCGAACAGATACCAAAACATCCTCGCCTGTTGGGGAATCTGGCAAATCAACCTCGTACCATACGCCTGTGCTGTCTGTGCCTGTGCGCATGGTTCCCGAAGCGGTATTGCCTAAAAGGCGCTCACTGCGATGGTTGTGCATTGAAAGGACTTTTGAAAAGTCTACCCCTTCCACTGCTTCGGGCCTGATAACCTCCCGGAAAGTACGCCCATGCGAACGTAGATCAACGCTTTCCTTGTTGAACACAATACCATAGCCTCGGATAGTGCGAGTTCCCTCATTCACTACCTTGGCCCTTGTTTCATCCGAAACAATAAAGCGTGTTTCGAGATTAGTTTGCTGCCTGCGGAGTTCCATCGTTGGTATCATTATTCGCCGCGTCTGCTGGCGTGTTTAAATCAATTGTGCCATCTTCGTTGACGGGTGTTACCCCCGCTTGCGCGTATGGCGTATGGCCCCAAGAAACCTCATTCAGATTATTCATTTCCCGAACGTCGTTAATTGTTAACACCATGTTTTTCAGCATCTTATCTTCATATTCGCCGCGTGACTTCATGTCGCCGCGCATAAGCCCCGATAGGTCGTATCTGTGGAATACGGAGCCGCTTGTCTTTTCAGATTGGGTAAGCAGCTTAACGTCATGCTCCTGCTCACACTGCTCTGCAAGCGGTGTAAGGCAGTATTTCACAAAGCCGTTATCCATCATTTCAATATTATTGAAAGTGGAGCGGTCAAGGATATTTATCATGTGAGCTGGCACGCCAAAAATCCGGCAGTTTTCGTAAGCCTGGAAAGTGCGGGTTTCATTCAGCATCGCCTCCTGTGGATTCGTGCCGATCTTGCTGTACTTACTACCCGCATCAAGCACCATAGTGCCGCCTACGTTGCTAAGTCCTGCGTGTTTGGCGTTTATCTTGCCTTCCATCATTTCCCGCTGCGTCGGCGTTAATGCTCCAGGGTATTCTACCACGCCACCAACGGCGGCGTTGTTATTGAAGAAGTTATGCCCGTAGCGCGTAGCCTGGATAGACATTGCAATCGAATCTGAAAAGGTATCTGAAATATCAAGCCCCTGCCAGCCATCAATGGTCATGCCGCGCAAGTGCAAGACTTCGTACTGCATCAGCACTTCATAGCGAAGTTTCCCACCTGGATCGGTGCGCGTTACGCAGTAGAAGGGTTCCCCGGTTTCTTGGTTTTGGTACACGGTTACGTTTTCAGGTACAAGGCGCTCCAGCTTGTAGGCGCGTCCATTGCCTTTAAAGCTAATCTTTGCGTAGGCATTGCCGAAGCAAGTATCGGCGAACATATCACGCCTAAAATTAAAGGCTGTCGTATATGGTGACGGCTCAATAGTCTCCATCGCCCAAAGTGGGTGGCCGATAGCTTTTTCAGCCCCGGTGCTTGTGCGCATGTACGGGGCAAAAGGTAAAGAGGCAAGTGTTTTGGAAACTACGTCGACTGCCGCGAAAATAGACGGTACTGAAAGGGCTTTTTGGCGGGTAATAACTCCGGAGCCTGAAAACAGAGAATCATAATTTGTTCCCCATCCAGACGGCCCGGCGACTATTTGACCTTGCAGACTTCTGACAGTGTTTTCTAGCGCAACTACGCGCTTTGATCTTATGTCAATATTGAAGCCGAAAAGTTGCATAGTACCGTAGTCGGTACAAAGAACAACCAATAACGCGCCGAAACAGGGAAACAGCGTTTACAAAGTGAAGTGCGGGCGCGGGTTTTCGCCGTTCAAAAAGCGCTTCCTCACAATTCGGAAAGATTGCACACAGGAAAAGCGTTTGAAACCGAACGGAAGTTCACTTTCTACCTGTTCCCATGCGGCCTCAGAACTCATTGTCTGTGCCAGTTCCCGGTGCCGGGCAAAGTATCCGTCGTTGGTGAGTAGCGAATCCGTTGGGCTACGCTCGAAATCTGTGTCTATCATAGGTTAGGAGTTTAAATCAAAGTTGCATCACTCATCAGCCTGTCAATACTTTCTGCTCTTTGCCTGGCCGTATTTTCAAGGTTGAAGTCCTTAATTATTCGTTCGCGTGAATCTGCCCAGATCGCCCGCGCTTCTTCGTAGGTCGGAAACTCAGAAACGGCATTTTCCCATGCTAGTTTTCCGGCGTAATTTGTCAGGCATACCCCGCCCGACATTGTAGCCTCAATCCATGCAATGTTAGACTTTGAATCGTTGAAAGCATTGTCAACCAGCGGCTTCCATACGCCGTTAATCTTTGCGCTTTTCAACTTCTCAAAGTACGTCTGTACGTCTGATTCGTATTCTAACAGCGTAATATTAGCAGGGTGCGCAATAGGAGGAAGCACCCCCCAAAATACCCACTGCTTCGCCTTGCCTTTTATTTCTTCGTATTTCTCGGCCCCGGCAATAAGGACATCAAGTATTTGAAGCCCGCCACCGCGCCACATCCAAAGTCCTTTGTCGGGGGATGGTTCTTTTGGCAAGTCTTCGGCGTAGATTGCGTTGGGTATCACTTCACCCTTTCCTATACAGTCACATTCGTACAAAAGCTGCTCAGTGCTTACCCAAAAATAGTCTACCAGCGTGAAAATTTCCCGAACGATGGAAACCCGGTTATTGTGGTGGGCGTACTGGAAATGGTTAATTGGCAGGTTGGTGATAGCGTCGTCAATGTCCAGAATGATCTTCCCCCTGCCTAACGCTTTAATGCGCTGTGCCAGATGTAGTGTTTCCTCATCCTTTGGCCGGCACAAAATGAAAATGTCCGTAAAAAACAGGTCATCAGCATTGATAGACTTGTTGCGAACCATTTTCACATTGAATTTTCCCGGATACTGCCGCTGCATTTCAGCAATCGGGCGAAATAGCCGCCACCAGGAAACGGCGGTAACTATTGGTTCTTCTACGATGAGAATGTTTATCATGCGTTGTTAATCTTTAAGTTGCCTGGGACAGACGCCACTACTTCATACCATTCGTCAAGTAATTCAAACCCGCACACGTGTTGGTTCCACTCAAAAAAGTCTGAACCCATATAGGCGAAATGTTTGCCAAAAAATTTAAGCGGGTAGTTCTCTGAATATACTTCAAAACAACTTTCCAGTAATTGGTAGTAGTTGTAACCAAAATGATCTGTTCCAGGCTTTATAGGGTATCGTGTTTTTACGAAAGACCCAATAGGTAGTGTATTTATCATCTTTTCTTAAAAAGTGGCTTTCTTGTTGACTGGAGCACGGCGGCATTGTACGCTTGTTCAACCATGAGGCCAATGAGCGCGTAAGTGGTAGGTTCGTGTTCCCCCTGGCATTTTTCTAACACTTTCTTTATTGCCAAAGCCTTTATTGCAGTTGGCGTAGGCTCTGAAAAGCTCTCTATTAGCGCGGGCGGTACAAGTTCAGTTAATACTTCGTTGAAAGTATCTGAAACGTAAAGAAGTTTATGAATTTCGCTCATTTTTATTCTCCTTTGAATTTTAAAACAATCGTAAACCCGTTGCCCACCTTTCCGTCTGGATCTTCCACCGCGCAAGTCTCCCAATCCTTGCCCCATTCCTGCGTAAAAATCCACATGCACATACTTGCAAATGATTGGCACGTCCAGCGGGAATGATGTTCGTCGGAACTTAGCTTTTCGCCTGTCTCTAAAAAGCGGGCTATGTGTTCGTCGAGGGTAGTTAATTCCTTGCCCCTGTCACTCTCCAGCGCGTCACGCTGCGGGCAGATAATGAAAATGTACTGCGTTGCAATTCGCATCCATTCCTTTATCGCACTGATTGGATCGTAAAAATGCTCAATCACATGCGAACTGATTACAAAGTCGAAACTTTGATCTTCAACCGGGATGCAATCGCCTGGCGCTACAATATCCACGGGCATCACAGCCCCGCACAGCCTTTTTTGTTCGCTGGCGTACGGTTGGAAGTCGGGGTGATCGTGGTGTACGCGGTCAACGTTTAGCGTGTCAAGGCCAAAGGCATTATGAGCCGCGCCGCCAATTTCTAAGCCTTTAAGGCCATCAAGTAGTTGGTGCGCAAGGGCTGATTCCGGGAAAAATTTAGAGTGTTGTATGGGCATGTTACCATTTTAAAAGTTCACTATCTTCTTCGAGTAGGTAGGATGACACGGGCGGCGGCGCGGTAAGCCAACCAAAAACCGCCATCCAAAAAGCGCTAACCCCGTCAATTTTACCCGCTGACTTGGCTTTGTTTAACTTTATATTGTCGTTTGCGTCAAAATCTAAAACAACATTTCTAAACATCCATTCTAATGCCGGGTTTTCTTGAATATCTATTTCTCCGGCAATGATTGTCTTTTCAATCCACTTCAACGGCTCCGAAGAATTACCGTAGGTTTGGCGGCAAAGGATTAATTCAAACCCGTCTCCTGTCAATTCTGTGGCAAGCTGGTATCCGTTCCAAGGGTCGTAGGACACTGATCCTATCCGGTGCGTTTCAGCCTTTGCGTTTATCCACTTTCGGATGAATCCATAATCAGCCACATTACCAGGCGTTTTTATAATAAACCCGTTCTCAACCCATTCCCGGTAGCTTGTTTCGTCTTTTCGCTTTTCAATAGTATCCTCTGGAAGCCAGAACGTAGTAAACAGCGCCGCCTTTTGGCCATTGTGAGGCGGGAAAAAGATAGCGTCTGCTGTAATGTCGGAGGTGGCCGCAAGGTCATTTGCCAGATAGCAAGGCCGCCCTGCATAATCTTCCAGAACTAAAGGCTTCATTACCGCCTTAATATCTTCTTCTGGTATCCAGATTTTCGGGGTGTCAAGCCAAACGTTGAAGTTCTTCGTAAGAACCTGCACCCGCGTTGTCGTTCCCTTGTTGATCGCATCTTGCACTTGATCGCTCAGGTACTTTTCGTTTGGGGTGCTGCCAAGATTCGGGTTTGCCTTTCTCCACACTTTCGGGTCTTGCCAATCGTCGCCCTCATCGAGTGTAAATATCAAGGCAAAAAGATTGTCCTGTGTTCTTTCCCCTTTCAGCACAGCCACAGAGTTAGACCGCTCAATTTTGTAGCATGGGGAATCCTTGTCGAATCCAGCCGTGGTGATAATCAGCAGCAAAGGACACTCTCTGCTACCCATTCCCGTCTGCATTACGCCCTTAATCATGTCATTCTTGTGGGCGTGGTATTCGTCAATTGTTGCGTAGTACGGGTTTAGTCCATCGAGTGTGCCGTGGTCTGCGCTGACTTTCTGAATGAAAGAATCTGTATTTTTGAAAATGACGCTGTGCGCCATCACATCAATAATCTTCTTTAGTGCTGGGCTATCCTGGCATAGGTATCGCGCCATCTTTTTAGCGGCCTTGAATACAATGGCTGCCTGGTCGCCAGTGGTTGCGGCAGTATAAACCTGCGCCCCTTCCTCGCCCTCAAACCCAGCCCCATACAATTGCATCCCGGCTGCAAATTGCGACTTTCCGCCCTTCCTTGCCATTTCGATATACCCCTGGGTAAAGCGTCGGTAGCCTGTTTCTTTTACACGCCAGCCGTATATCATTGCAAGTGCAAACGCTTGGTTGTCCTGGAGGTTAAACGGTTGCCCGCCTAACTTCCCCTCTGTATGCTTCAAAAGCCTGAAAAAGGAAAGAATCTTTTGCGCCTGGTGTTCGGAAAACTCAAACGAGCAATCAACAGATTTAGACTTTTCAAGGTCTGAAACATGCCTTTTAACCGCAAGTTTCACAAACTCGCAGGTTACTTCCTTTCCAGAAAGTACGTTTTTTATGTAGCGTTGGGCCTGTTTCAATTGTTCAAAAACTTAGAAAATGGGTCTTCTGGTTTTTGCGGGTCTACTTTGATCCCCATGCGCGCTCGGCTATTCATTCCAAACTTGTCACCTATTTGGTTGATCATCCTGGCAGAATCCTGGGCAATCAAAACAGATGGGTTCTTTTTGCCTTCACTATCCTTACTTTTATTAAGGATTATGTCCTTTGCAGCGTCCTGGTGAATAAACCAATGAAGCACATACACCTCCAGTAAATCGAGGTCGGCCTCTGCTAATATCCCCATTCTAAACACCTTTTTGCATGTACTTTCCCACTTATCCCGGTGACGTTTGTCGAAGTATTCAGGGGCTTTTGGGATACTATCAAGAACCTTTACATTATTCTCAACTCTATCATTGTGCCGCGATGGTCTGGCATTTCCCATCGCTTCGTGGTGCTTTTTGGGCTTTACGTTGTGACCTCCTGATGCCATGTGTTAAAAGTTTATTTGCTGTACTTATGTCTGTTTCCG